CAACAACAATAGCTGCAGTACTCTGTGTGCAGAAGCCAATCTGTGTGCCTATAGGGAAGGCTACCGCTGCGTTAGTGGGCACAGTCATTGTGTCTTCTACCGCTCCTGTGTTGACAAACATAGTGTTACCGTCTGTCAGAGCAAGAGTCGTTGTAGAGGACTCGGTTATAGTAGGACCTAGAGACTCCCACTTGATCTTCTTGTTAGTACCACCGTCCCCATCATCTACGAGGAACGTATCCCCAGCAACAAGCTCTGCACCACCCATCTCGGTCTGGCCTGAGAGGTCAAACGTGAGTGTGCGTGTAGCAGAGATATCCCCGCCGCCGCTCAGAGGAGCAGTAGTGTCAATGCTCACAGTAGTATGGTCTACGTTATCGTTCGCATCGTAGTCAGCCATGTTAGCTATCTGCAAGCCAGCCTCAAGCAGAGTAACAGTAGTCTTACCGTTAGCTGAGCCAGAGACATCATAGAACACGAGTGTGTCAGTTGCAGCAATAGCCACAGTGCTTATCTCACTCAGGTCAAGTTCTACGGCTGTGCCGCTAGTTACCAGACCTTCGCCAAGTGTGAAGCCAATGGCGGCACTAGCTGAGTCGTCCCAGCCAATGAGAGCATCTGCTGCGGAGAACCCAGCAGCCGTAAGGTCCTGTAGGTCACCTACTACGCCAGCCTCATTGTCGGCCCAAAAGCCAAGCCTAGCTGGTGTGATGAGTACGTTGTTGACTGTCTCGGCAGCGGCTGCTGCTTCTGATGCAATATCATTGACGTCGTACTTGGTAGCGACAGCCACCTGAATAGCGTCGAACTCTGTGCCTAGCTCTGTAGCGGAGACTGCCTTGAGGGACTCACCAGTGGCGAGCGCATCCTTGGTATTCCAAGTTGCTTGTACTGTATAATCTGACATTAGGTTGCGATCCTCCCAACCTTAGCGAAAAGGTTGATTTGTTGTAGAACGAAGTCCCCAGTATTGTTGTCGAGTCGGAGCCCGATCTTAATGTATTGGCCACTGCCCGATCCGGGTGCGTCCAGTGTCTTTAGTGCTACAGCACCACCACCATACTCTGCGTAGTCAGTTCCCGGCACTGCGTTAGCATCTTGCAGATCGTAAGAACCATTAGTACCGTACTCTGCATGCTTAGTAGTAGCTGTTGAGCCATACTCGACCACCGATGTGCCCGTAGCCGCAACATCAAAGGAATACTGCTTGCCTGAGAAGTCATACTTGAGCTTGTGGGTAACAGTAACGTTCTGCGTAACGAACGTAAAGGACGTCAGTCTCTTCACGAACTTAAGCATAATGTTCATCTCTTGGCCAAGGTCCAGCCAACCACTCTCGTAATCGAAGACATAGCTAGCGCCATCATCATCGTAGTTAGAGTACTTGAACATCTCACCGTCTGCTGTGGTGAGTGCTCCATAGAGACTATCTGCCGCACGTATGTACTTAAGCGACTGCACAGGTGACGTCCATGTGGAGCATCTGTAGCTCCCGTCCTCTAGCCGTACTCTAGTGTCAAACACAAAAGATACCTGAGTGTCGGGGAAGTGTGCTATCACGAATGAGTTAACAGGGGAGTACTCTAGCGTGATGTCATCGGGGTCTGCCATAGCAGCAGCCGCACCAGTAACACCGCCCTGTACGTTCTTGGAGATGTTCTCGAATGGGGTAGATTTCTGGACCAGCTCTCGCTGCAGTCCTACCACACCAAACTTAGTGAGTACCCATAAGTCACCAGCTGCGCGTGTTATAGCGAACTGGCTGATAGCCCCAGAGCCGGGGATTGTGTCAGACACATTTAGTGACAGTGGGTCTATGCCCAGCGCACTACCAGAACCATCCGTGAGGACTACTGTGTTGTTAGTGCCAAAGACTACTAGGTCTCCACCAAACTCCTCTACCGCTATGATAGCATCCTGACCAGAGGGCCAGACCTTAGAGAAGTCTATTGATCCACCGTCTCCACTCCCGTCAAGGGTCCAACGCGTCTCATCAAGTAGAGACGAGTAACGTAGTGTCTTTCCGTCGGTGTCAACTCCCCAGACTCTGCCAAATGCCGCAGTTCCGATGCCGGAAGTTGGCGCAGTGCCTGAATTGACCGTAATATCTGCAAAGTCTCCACTCGTCCTAACCGCTGGGATTCCACCCGTTCCGATTCCGAAGGCAATGCACTTGTCGTTAAAGTTCGCAAACTTGATGTTACCATCCGTAATAGTGAGCGTGCCTTTGATACTAGCCGGTGTAGATACGTCATTAAATATATCCGCGTCAGTAGTGAAGATAACAGTGGATGTCTTGTCTGCGTTGTATTGCTCGTGGACACGCTTAACAGCACCAGTACCCGGAGTAGTCGTCAGAGTTCTCCACCCCTTGCGTGCTGCAGGGCGACCAGTATCATCAAAGACTGCGTTGTCTAGGATGGTGGCCCATTGCTGCGGCAGGATGTTACCGCCAAGCTCAGTGTTCAGCCCTTGGAAGGCTGGGTTACTGAAGCTCAGTGGTATAAGCTGCGCACCGGGAGTAAACTTAGGAGTTGGCATTTATATATTCTCTGAACGTTTAATGTCAATCTCTTCTGACTTCTTCTGTACCTGCATGTCGTTCTCTAGCGCGGCTGCCGTGGCTGCCTTAGCTCGTGCTTCCGCAACTCCACCCGGCTCTCCCATCTCCTCGCCACGCTCGTTAAGCGCGTAGAAGATAGCTCTCATCTCAATAGGACGATAAGGAAGGGTCAGGGATGTGGTGTCGTCTGTGCCATCTAGGGCCAGATCATCCTGCGGTACGTACCAGTAGGTGCGCCATGAGCGGGCTGTGTCTGTAGAGGCTACCGGATGTGGTATCTCTAACTCGTAGCCATCGCCTGTGGCGTTAGCCTTGATGCTGAATATGCGTGGGACAGTGTTAGTCTTAGAGGTATCATTGGTGAGATTCTGCTCACGCTTAACAATCTTGTAGGGGACGTCACACAGTTGAGCTACTTCGTTAGCAGTGATGTCATAGGCTGCAGGGACTCTGTCGTCGCAGAAGTCTCGCATAAGCCATGCACGCTCATTGGTGCCAGTGGCAGCATAAGTCGTGGTAGATGAATCAGCTAAGATAGTAAAGTCAATCTCTGTAACATACACAGACCACTCGTAGGAGATATCCTCCAAGTCGGCCTTAGCGTCGTTAACAAATCTTGCGATCAGCTTAGAGTAGGCGTTGTCAGCTACAGACGTAACTGGGTCCTCTCGAAGTCGCTCAAGAATGTTATTTACTATTGTGAGTTGTGTTGCCATTAGGTAAGGTCTACGTCTTCGACAACAGCTTCAGCTGCGCGACGGGCGATGCGTTTCTCTGCGGTACGGACAAACTGCTTAACGTCTGCCACCACATAGTCTTTCAGGTCATTCATGGTTGCTGGGCGTCGGTCTCCGTTCCCGTCTTCGAGACGGAGCCCCTCTTCGAGAGCATCCTGTATGCGCAAAGCCACAGCGTTACTAAAATTTATTGTAAGTGTTGGCATGGTTTATACCTTCCTTGTGGGCTTCTTGCCCCCACCACCACCGCTACCGGGGGAATTACTAGGAGGGGCATCTGCTCTGTCATTACGTTTCTTCTTGAGGTACAAGATTCCACCTATGATAACTGCGAATACGATTACTATTTCAATCATGAGAATAGTACTCCAGCCACAACAGCAACGGCGATGAATGCACCGAGGACGTACCACTTCTTATTAGTGAACTTATTGTCCTGCTGGTTGCCCCGACCCTTCTGGGGTTTTGCTGTGTCATTAAGATCATCAATATTCATATTGTACTCCTTAGTTTTGTTCAGCGCTGAGTGAAACTGTTTGTGTGTCGAGAAGATTGCCACCTGAGGAGGCATCGTAGAAGTTGACTGTAAGTGTCCCGGCCTTGAGAACACCCGGTCCAGCAGTGTACCCCCACTTTCGGTCGGAGGTACAAGCGAGGCGGGAGCCTGTTGCACTGGAACCAGCTTCGAGGGCCGTTCCAGAGATACTGGCTTCCACCCATACCTGTGAGTTGAGACCGGCATCGAGCCATGTCTCTTGGACAACGGTAGGAGAAGCACTTGTGGTGCTTGTCTTGATGTCCCCGTCGCTGTCCACCTGATACCAAGCGTATGCCGTACTGGAGAACTCGTAGTCTGTTACTGACGCCGTCGGAGCGACGATAACACTTAGGCTTGCGGCAGCCTCGTCACCGAGGATAGCAAATAGATGTTGTAGCATACTATGTTACCAGTGCCGAGCCGTTGATCTTCCAAGTCGTGGCCGTAGTCTTAAGGATAACGCAGTCTGCGCCAGCGGCTAGAGTACGTGTACCTGTAGTGTTGTCCTTGCCCCATGTCAGGGTGTCGGTCGTGATAGCGAGAGTCATTGTAGCGCTACCGTCATTAGTGACACCAATCATAGTTCCTATGGGGTATGCGACACTAGCGTTAGCCGGTATGGTGCAAACCTTCGAGGCTGTGGCCCCAGTGAACCTCACTAACTGACCAGCATCTCCTAGCACCATAGTATAGCTGGCTGTCTTGTTGCGAGCTACCGAGGGAACGTTACCATACAGGTCTGTAACATTTACATCCCTGTTGAATGTGAAGTCGCCAGTGGCATCGTCTATGCTAAAGATAGTTGCTGCTTGTCCATCGTCATAGATGATGAAGTTCTCAGACCCACCACCATCGCACCCCATTCTCCAACGTGTTGCTTCGGTAGAATCTTCCCACTGGAGGTACGTTGCGGCACCACCACCTGACGAGATGTTTAGCGGGGTTCTTACAGTTATCGGGGTAGTCGTAGTAGCTCCACGACCAGTAACTGTAGCAAGCGTGTCTGCTTCTGCGGTTAGGTAGCCGCCAGAGGCGTGATTGCCCCAGCCAAACGCTGTGTCCCAGTTGGCGATGTTCAGGTTTGAACCAGTCAAATCTCCAGTCACCGAAACGTCGAACCCGAAGATCACATTGCCAGTGATCCCGTCCATGTACAACGGGTTTCCGACATAGCCCCCAGCGTCGTTGAACAGCCCAATGAAGAAGTCATCGTCAGTCGTGGAGGTTAATCCGAACAGGTAGCGGGTCTGACCAAGCTCATTCGCAAAGTCGAGACGCATCTGAGATGTGGCAGACTTCTTCTGCAGCTTGACCGCTGTGATGCCTGTGACGTTCAGGTCGGTCGTGTTGGTGAAGTCCCAGTTGAAGTCCGTACCGTTGTGTGACTGCTCGCCCCAATCGGTCTGAGCCGAATTCGCCACTCGAAGATAGCTGCCCACTGAGAGGTTACCCTCAAGGTAGTTCGACACGGCACCTTCTTGATAGATGCCGAAGTGGTCAACACTATCCGTATCCATCTGGACGTACAGACCCCGAACGTTGTGATCGGATGTAGGGTCCGTAAGGATGCGGGAGTGGAACCCGTACATATTCGTCTTATAGACGTTGCTGAGGTTGTTCCAGTGTCCCGGAGCATTAAGGTAGTGATAGACACCTTTGATCGTCTGGCTGCGGTTAGCTGTGTCGATGTCGGGAAGATTTGTAACTAAGTCGATGTGACTGAAAACTCGGCTGGTGTTAGATACAGCCGTAAACGTAACATCGCCTTTCAGCATGTAGGTACCAGAGCCACTAAACTTCTGACTCGTGATGTCCCAATGAGCCACTTCCATGCCAGAGTTCGTTCCGCTGACATTGGAAACAAGGTCAAGGAACTTGCCGGTGAAGTTGGCGCGAGTGCTGGTAAGTTCCAACTCGATTCCATTCAGAGAAGTACCCTGAGTAGACCCAGTTAGGGTAGAGGCGAGACGCAGCATTGCGCCCGACTGTCCTGTCGTCATATCTATGTCGTGGTTAATCTCACAGCCAATGTCACCGCTCGTGTTGTTTAGGACGAGCTGTCCTGCCACGTTAAGCGCTGTGAGGCCACTGAAGTTCAGGTCGGTCAGTCCAACAAGGGAGATGTTGAAGTCCGTACCATCGTCTTTGAGCTCAGCGTATTCAGTCGGAAGGACCGCTCCACCGCCACTCGTCCACGTTCCACCACCAGCTCCTATGCGTACAGCGAACTGTTGGAAGTAGCTTGCCTCTGCTGAAGTGTCCACATAGAATGGATAAATCCAGCCCGTGGGTGTGTCCTTCGTTATGTAGAACCCGAAGTCAGCATCCTGAACGTATTGTCCAAACTGGAAGAGATCGTCACCGAAGAAGCCAATATCAGCGATAAATAAGGAGGATGTAGGATCGTCAGCGGCAAACGAAAAGGCGCAGTTGAACTCGTCACCTGCAACCACGACACCGGGAGTAGCTATAACTGGACCACCGCCACCGAGAAACATCTGGCCACCGGCGTCGATGTACAGACCATACTCGTTGTTCCACGGGTCACTGCCCGCAATCACCGCACCACCCCAATAGGGGTCTGTCTTGAAACTGAAGCTGTAGGTTTCAGTTTCTTCTGTCACGACGATTCCGTCGTCATTAACGAAGCTGTACAGCCCAGTGACTGTCTCATCAACAGAGGCTTGTAAATAGCCACTTAGATCAGCAGCTTCTAGTTTGAGGTCAAGTGCAGACTGTAAGTCAGTCTGGCCACTCAACGTACCTGTAATGTCTCCCCAAGCTGCGCCCGCACCTGTGCCTACGTGAGAGTGGCCTAGTAATGCGTAGCGACGATCTGCCATTGAGTTTCCTTAAAGGTACAGAAGGAAGGGGGGTCAATTAAGACCCCCCAAACCAACTAGGCGGCTGGGACCATCATGACAACACCAGCTTCTGGACGCGGCGTACCGAGACCATAGATAGTGTCAACCGTGAAGAGGTCAGCCAAGAACTCCTGCTTGTACTGCGACTGAGCGCGCGGAGCCAGTTGCTCGGCCAGTACCATTGCTTCCTTCTGGAGCAACAGACATGGACGATAGCTCGTGCAGTCAGAAGAGTCAACCGTAGGTACGTTCGTTGAAACGTATACCGGAACTCCATAGATGTCACCGATCAAGCCGTTGCGGATGCTGTTACCAGCTCCCGTTTCGCCAACGAACGCCTGTTCGGTAAAGCGTGCCAGACCCAGCAATCGTCGTTTCTCGACAGGCGGAACGACCAGCGCGCGCATGCGAGCAGGAACGTTAGCGTCATCAAGAGACTGGATTGCGCGACGGATACCAGCATCGGTAAGAGCAGAACCGTTACCGGAACCAGTCTGTACCCACGCGGTAGAGCCATCACCACCGATTACGGCCTTGGAGTAGTTAGCTCCAGCAGTCGTATCACCGGCAGAGAGCTTAGCAGCTTCTGTGTGGATTGCGCTGTCGAGCGACAGAGCGTGTGCATAACCAGCGTCATCCGTGTAGAACGCGCGCATGGAATCCAGCGCCTGAATCTTGGCGATGTCTTCGATGAGTCGTGAGTACTCGAAGTGCTGGTCGATGGTGAGATTGAACACACCTGCGGTTTCGACGTTGATCGTAACGCCCGTAGCTGCTGCTTTCGCATTGACAGCTCCGCGTGATGGTTTCGGGATATGAACCGTATCACCCTTAACACCGCTGAACGGCATAGATTGGATGAGAGGGGTCATGACGGTGTTCGCCTTGTATACTGCGATAACTTCGTCCGACCACAGTTCGCGGATAAAATTCGCCGCTGTCGTTACTGTAGTGGGATTCGTCGCGGTATCTGGCGCGTATAAAGTAGCCATATTAAAATACCTCTTGCGTGGTGGTTAAAAGAACAATTATGTTTTAGTCACGGACATTGCCCACTTCTAAAGCCCTACGGTAATGCGGTGCGTGTGTCTTAACCCAGTCCTCTGCGTCGAGGTCACCTTGCTTGGCACGCTTGAGTGTGTTGATATACTCGCTGCGGCTGTACTTCGGTGGCTCAGTATGAAGTTCGCCCGAACTAGAGACTAGCTCTGCTTGTGCGATATCATTAGCGCGTGATACTTGGGTCAGACCCTGCTCTGCCTTGTAGAGACTGAAAAGGGCATCTGCCGCGCTGAAATCGTATTGATTAGCCCGCTGGAACAAGTCTGTTCGTGTGGGATTATCTACGACCCAGTTCTGAAACTCAGGTGATGCGACAATATCAGTGTAGTCTTCGTGACGCTGAGAAAAGGATTCGAGTTCGGACTTGCGCTTGTCCTCTTCCATACCCTTCTTTAGTTGTCGTGCTTCCTGAATCGCAGGGTGCGACTCCACTGCTCGTTGAACAGCGGCGTTCGGATCATCGTAAAGTTCGTCTACCGTGATTGGCGATAGGTTTTCTTCCGATGAGGGCTCGTCTGTGGATGTGGGGCTTGCAATGAATTCATCAATGGTCTTGCGATACTCACCTAGCGTCTGTGCCTGTCGGCTGTTCAGCTTCTCTAGTTCAGAGTATCGTTTCTCCCAATCTACAGTCTGTGTAGCGTCTTCTTGACGCGCAGCCTGTTGCTTAGAAGAATCCTGAATTTCACTATCAATCCCGTCTACTCGCTCGCCTTGGACTTCCTGTACGTAGTCCTCATATTTAGCCATGTCAATGACTCCTCATAGTTGTCCTGCTCCCACATAAGGGGTGTACAGTACGTGATAATCTACCCGCCCGAGGATCGGTGTAGGGTAGTCCCTCTTAGTCGTGCTGCCAGTTCTGGTCAGCCTTTCTGTGGCGCTTAGTCATGCGGTCCCCTGATGTTAAGAATGCTCCGGGACAGCCAGCATCGGCCATCGCTTCGATCATTAACTCAGGCGCAACTGTAAGCACCTTCTTGCATGTGGACCCACAGGTGGGGCATATACCCTCTGCTCGGTCCTTCATTTTCTGTTGCAGGTCAAAGATTCCATCATCCTTGCACCTGTAGCTATACGTCGGCATCGCGCTCTTCCATAGCTCTTTCAGTCATCTCTCGTAGGTTAACCACATAGGCTATGCCTTCTGCGAACCCTGAGAGGCGCTGGACTTGTTCCCATGTCTGCGCATCCGCACACTG